CCGCGCAGCCGTCCGCGCGCTAGGCATCGGCGACGGGAACCTTGCAGACTTCGCGCGGGGGCTCCGGTTGACCAACGGCGCGGCAGACTTCGGCGAGGGCTACGTTGCTGCCGGCCCCGCGCGGGACGTCGTCGACGCGATCGTCCGTGGCGCTGGGCTCCGGTGGAGCGTACAGAACGGCGTCCTCGCAATCAGGGAGCGCGGCGCGCCGTTGCAGAACCGGGCGACGCTGCTCACCCCGGACACGGGGCTCATCGGCGCACCCACGGCAGACCCCAAGGGGATCGTGACGGCGACGTGTCTGATCCAGCCCGGACTCGACCCGGGCCGGCGCGTCGTCATCGAGAGCCGGCAGTTCAACGGCGGCTACGCGGTGCGGTCGGTGGAGTATTCCGGCTCGACGTTCGGGGCCGACTGGTATGCTAAGCTCGAGTTGGAGCCCTACTAGATGGCCGAGCGCATCACCCCCGCCGAGACCCTCCGCCGCGTTCTGGACGCGCGCCTGACCGATCTGCACACGGCGCTCCCCGGGCGGGTACAGTCCTACGACGCGACGACGCAGACGGCTGACATCGAGCCCATGATCAAGCGCGGCGTCCCGACCGGCGGCGAGGAGGACGAGGTCGCGCTCGAGACGCTCCCCGTACTCCCGTCGGTCCCCGTCCTGTTCCCGAGCGGCGGCCAGTGCTTCGTCACCTTCCCGCTGGCGGTCGGGGACCCGGTGCTGATCGTGTTCTGCGAGCGCGACACGAGCCAGTTCCGGGGCACGGGGGCTGTCTCCGACCCCGGCGTCCCGACCATGCACGGGCTCTCGGGTGCTGTGGCCATCCCCTGCGCGTTCGGGCCCCGGTCTGCGGCGATGTCGGGGGTGAGCTCGACGGACCTGGTCCTCGGGCGCAAGAACGGCCTGGCCAACATCACAGTCAAGTCCGCACGGGTCGAGGTCGGCGGGAGTTCGGACTCGGCCGCGCTGGCCTCGCGGGTCAAGGCGTTAGAGACTCACTACATGGCGCACACGCACTCGGGCGTCACGACAGGCGGCGGCTCGACGGGTGTCACGGCGGGCTACGTCGCCCAGACCTTCGACTCCACGCGCCTGAAGGTCGGGGGCTGACATGAGCGCGATCCACCTTGACGCGGACACGTGGGACATCACCTTCCCCGCCGGTCAGCTGCGGTTCACGGCAGACAACGTCGAGGCCGCGGTGCAGTCCGCGCGGCTGAAGTTCCAGTTCTGGCGTGGGGAGTGGTTCCTCGACGTGACCCAGGGGGTCCCCTACATCGAGGAGGTCTTCGTGAAGCCCACGAACCTGCCGCAGCTCGAGGCCCTGTGCCGGCGCATCCTCCGGTCCATCCCCGAGATCGACGCGGTCCCGGTCGTGGCGCTCACCCACGACCGCACGACCCGCGCGCTCACCGTCGACTGGGAGGTCATCGTCGGCGGGCGGCTCGTGACCTCTGCCGATTACGGCCCCTTCGTGCTAGGACTACCGAATGGCTGAGCTGACCTCGACAGGCTTCACCGCGCGGACCTTGCTCGAGATCGAGGAGGAGATCAAGGCGTCCCAGCGCGCGGCCAGCGCCATCGGCCCGAACGTGGATCAGAGCGCGGCGTCGGCCCTCGGACAGATCAACGGGATCGTGGCCGAACGCATCCGCGAGTGCGAGGAGGCCCTCGCGGCGCTCTACTCTGGTCTCGACCCGGACCAGAACAACGGCGCGGTGCAGGACTCGGTCGCGGCCATCACAGGGACGACCCGCCGCGCGGCCTCGAAGTCCCGAACGGTCCACTCCGTGACCCTCGCGGCGGGGACCTACGCGGCGGGCTCGCTGATCATCCGCCCGACGGGGACGACGGCGAACTCCGCGAACCTCGAGGAGATCACCGCCCCGGGCGGCGCGGTCGCCGGCGTCCTTTTCGAGTCCGTCACGGCGGGTGCCACGGCGTACACCACGGCGACTGTCTTTGAGATCGCAAGCCCCCTGACCGGGTTCACGGCGGTCTCGGTCCCGTCGGCGGTGACGAACGGGCGCGCGGTCGAACGCGACGACGAGCTCCGCGCGCGGCGGGAGATCGAGGCGCGCGGTGGCGCGGGGTCGACCACGGTCGACGCGATCCGGTCCGCGATTCTCGCGGCGGACATCGGCGCCGAGACGGTGGCCGTCTACGAGAACGTGACCGGGACGACCGACTCACGCGGCGTCCCGGCCTACTCGGTCGAGGCCATCGTGCTCGGGCCGACCTCCCCGACGTCGGGGGACGATCTGGCCCTGGCCGAGGTCATCTTCGCGGCGAAGGCCGGCGGCATCCGCGCGGCGGGGACGACCGAGAAGGTCGTCGCGGACGGCCAGGGCTTCGAGCTCGTCATCGGGTTCAGCCGGCCGGTGGCCGTCGAGGTGGTGTCCGTCTGGACGGTGCGGACCAACCCCTCGATCTACGACGCGACGGTGGTCAAGGAGCTGATCGCGGCGCACGCGGACAACCTGACGAACGGGCAGCCGTTGCAGTGGGCCGAGTTCCTGGCGTCGGTCGCCAGGACCGGCTCCCCTGCGCGCGCGGCTGGCATCACGGCGGTCGTCTCGATGACTCAGGCGCGCTCGGGCGACCCGCAGGGGACGACCGACCTGACGGCCACGATCCGCGAGTACTTCACCATGGACGTGGCCGACATCACGGTCACGGTCACGGTGTAGCGCGTGGCGTTGCTCCCGGCGGTACTTCCGGCCCTCCTCGGCGGTGCGCCTGTCTTCGTCTTCCCGACCGGCCCGGGGGAGATCGAGGCCCCAGGGGTCGCGTGCGATCTCGCTCTGGCCCGGCTGCTCGGACAGTTCTCGGACTCCACCGCGCTCCGGGAACTGATCTGCTCCCTGGTCTCGCCGCTGGACGAGATCGAGGCCGCGCTACTCGACGTGCACTACAATCGGTGGATCGCGGACACGACCACCGGAGAGCAGCTCGACGTTCTCGGGCGGATCGTCCGCGAGCCGCGCAACGGCCTCGACGACGCGACGTATCTCCGCGCGCTCCGTACCCGGGTGCTCATCAACCGGAGCTCTGGGAAGCGCGAGGAGCTGATCGAGATCGCGTCGACCTTCGAGCCAGGGTTGACGGCGGTCGAGATGCGCGAGCACGCGCCGAACTCGATCACGGTCCGGGTGCAAGGCGACTTCGCGGCCGACCCGAAGGCGTTGACCGAGCGGCTCAACAGCGCCCGCGCGGGAGGGGTGAACTTGCAGCTGATCTACACTCCAAGCGAGGACGCGACGATCGCGTTTGCGTTGGCGGATGCTACGATCACAACCGACCCTGCGCAGGGCTGGGGCAGCACCACGGAGACCACGGGCGGGGAGCTCTCTGGGGTGGTAGGGTAGACCATGGCGTTTGCAGACTTCGACTGGGCGACAGATACGAACTACCCGGCAGGGTCCGCTACATGGAGCGCCACCCCGACGAAGGTCGCGCCGTCGGCGGGCGTCCAGGCGGACGGCTTCGCTCCCGAGGACCAGCCCCCGGCGCAGTGGATCAACTGGCTGTTCAACGGGATCATCACGGCGGGCCAGGCGCTCGAGACCGTTCTGGGAGACGGCACGATTCAGGGGGCCTTTGACAATTCAGTCGCTGAGGCGGACCTGGCTATCCCGACAGTGCAGTCTGCGTTGGTCGCAGCACCTACGACAGGGGCGGTCTCTCTCCTGGAGCTCTCCGATGGCCTCTGGACGCCCGTCGTCAAAGCAGTTTCGGGGACTTCCGTGGATATCGCGGACTTCACGTCGTTGACCGGCGTTTGGTCACGCGTGGGGGAGGTTGTGACATTCTCCCTCGGGGGTACAATCAACAGCACTTCGTGGTCGGGCACGTCGACTTTCACGATCGACATGCCTGTGGCGGGGACGTTGACGCGCCTCTATGCTGCGATGACCACAACGCAAGCTTGTGAGGATACGGAGGTCGAGGCGGCCGGCGGGAGCTACGACGCGATCTTCACCATCAACGGCGCCACAGGTCCCTTGGGCGTGGGTCGCAAGTT